GCAACGTCACGGAGACGTTGGCAGCAGAGCCGTTACAGATCACGTAGTTTTCCTCATCGCCCAGCGTAAAGCTGGCGGTCTTGGTGACCGGAGCGTTGAGATAAAACGCCGTGAGCGCGGGGTCGGAGTACGCCACGCCAACAGATTTATTGTTCGGCATGACGTATCTCCTTTAAGCGATCTTGTAGACCGTGTAAGCACCGTCCGCAGTTTTACGGAACCGAAACGCCGCGCTTGACGTTACCGCAACCGCAACCAGCGCATTGCCGCCATCGGTTACGCCAGTGCCAAGCGCCAAAGTCACAGCGCCAGACGACGTACCAATGTTGACAATGTTCAGGTCAAACGTGCTGCCCGTCGTTGCGTTGGGAAGCGCGTTGTCGATAGCGACGGCAGTCGGAAGCGTGTACGTCGCCGCCGAGGTCGAGGGATTGGCTACCAACATACCACCCAGAATTTGAGCAGCAGTCAGCGTTGCCGTAGCGGTTGCGGTTTGGGGCGCATCAGCCGCGCCCATGACGGTTTCGGCGCGGTTGCCCGCACCGACCTGATACCCGCCTGCACCATTAGGAAGAGCCATGATAAATCCTTTCAGATATGTTTCCAAGACCGACGCTTGCGGATGTCAGTAATTGACTGCCGCGACACGCCGTATTTCAAAGCTAAGTCTTTTCCTGGTTCGGAACTAGCCCGAATCGCCAGCACGTCTTCCGCTGTTATCTTCGCAGCATAGCAAGTCTCACCTTGTTTTCCAACGCGCTTGTGATGCACAACTTCCCCGGCAATGTGCCGCCAAGAAAGCCGTTGCTTTAAGCTGCCGATGGTTGACGCGGTGACACCGTAGTCTGCGGCGATTGCAGCGTAAGGGCGTGGGTCTGCGAGAATTGCAGCCGCTTGCTCATCTGTAAGGATGGCTGCGCGGTTGCGAATGCCAAGAGCCGCTCGAGCACGGCCTTTGGCAATTTTTTCTGCCATGTTTTCTGCATTTGTGCCAGCGCGGAGATGCGCGGGATTTACGCAGCATGGGTTGTCACAAGAGTGAAGCGCTTGCGTTCCTACTAGCAGATCGCCGGTGTGAAACGCCAACGAAAAGCGATGCGCTTTTTTGAAGAGCACGCCACCAACCTCACCCTTAAACATGCCGTAGCCGTTTTTGTCCCGAGCGCCTATCCACTCCCAGCACGAATCAGTCTTTTTGACTTGCATAAAGAATCGTGTCTCGGCCGGCAAGCCGCGAAACTGTCCTGAATGCTGCGCAACCGCTATCGGCGAACCAAACTTACGGTTTCGCTTCCAGTGTTTGTCGCAAAGTCCTAAAGCCAACACAACGTTCTCGCATTCCTTGATACAGCAGATTTTGGGGTCCATACTAGTCTCCTATTAGGGAGAACTAGTATGCCCCAACTAGTTCCGTACTGTCAACTCTTTGGAGACTAGCCCCAGAGACGAACGGCCATTTGGGGCCGGATGACAGAAAAACCATATAATACATCGATGCGACAAGGCAGCCTGTCATTATTGATGTCGTATTGCCGTACGATACGCATCGAGATGCCGTTGTGAACCTGGCGCGAGGCCATGTCCACGCCTTGCGGCATCAGCAGGTCGGCGGTCGCAAACGAAATCGCATCGCGGTGGTACACCAGGTTCTGCGGGTACTGGGTGCTTGCGCTGCCCAAGAACGTCACAGCCGCGCTGGCTTGCGGGAACGAGTCCACGGTCGCCAGAGCTTGCGAGCTGGTGTAAATCGCCGGGCTGACGCTGACCGTGTACGAACCGCTGGAAGCGGTCGCATCGGCGGTCGCAACAAACTGCTGAAGCGAGCCAGTCGATTCACGGGTCTGCGGGTTCACCGCGTACACGTTGGCGATGGTAAACACGTCACCTTGCTTGATGACCTGCGAACCCGTGCCGGTGATGGCGATGGTGGTCGCGCCTTGCGACGACACGGTGGTCGTCACAGTGTGCGTACCAGTCCGGCTGCCAGTCGTGAACTGCTTGATCGACTGCGACATGTTGACTTCATCCAGCCCGAGGATGCCTTCGCCCATCATGCCGTTTTTAAACTGACGGCTGATGGTGGAGGTCGGGTTGAAGAGGCCCTTCATGCCTTCAACCAGCGCCGCGTTGGCCGCCGGGTTAACGGTGGCGTAGCGGGGGTTCATCACCGCAGCGGCTTCGTTCAGCTTCTGTTGCGCTTGCAGCAGAACGAGCGAGGTGCCGGGGGTGGTGCCGGGGGTGCCAACCGACTGATAGACGTTCTTGAACGAGTTTGCAACGTCAGCGTCGATGCTGGAGGCAAGCTGGCTGATACGAGGCTTCAGCACCCGCTCTGCGAAGTCATCGAGCTGCATGGTCAGCTCAGCGGTCGTGAAGTTCACGCCGATGTGCTTCTGGCTCGACACCGTAAGCGTGGTGAACTGTTCCTGATCGTCCTGCACCTGCAGCGCAGCACCATCGGTTACCAGCGCGCGGTCCGGCAGACGGATACGCAGCGTGGAGCCGATTTTTGCGCCTTGAACGGCGAACGAGTCGTCATACTGCCTATTGACATTTCGGGTGATCACCAGGTTGTTCTCAAGAATTTCGAGAGCCTTGCGGGTGATCATGTCAATCGTAAGGATTGAGTTAGCCATGATCTATAAAACTCCTTTGGTTGATAGAGATTACCTACCGTGTTTAGCTTCCCACGCCCGAATCTGGCGCTGCCGTTCGGCTGCGATCCACTCGCTTGTGCTCATCGTTTTCAATGAGCGCGGGTCAGTGGTGTCGTAAGCCGGGCCACGGGATGAACCCGTGGCGACAGGTTGAATCGGTGCAGGGGCGTTAGACGGCTTCTTAACAGGGGGACTATCGGCCACTTTGGCCTCAATTTTCCCAATTTCTTTAGCCTGCAAGAACGGCGACAAACGCGAGATACGATCCGCTTCTTTGGGGTTGAGTCCGAGGTAGTAAGCTACATCAGGCCCAACGTCCGACGCCTGAATGGTCTGGGCCATCACGGTGGTGATCTTCAAGCTTGGGTTGTACGCGACTTGTTCAAAATCTTCGTACTTGTCCCGCGCCTGCTCTTCCTTGTCGTGATACGACTCCAGAATTGCGGTCTGCTGACGCTCCAGTTCCCGTTGTTGCAGGAGCTGCTCTGCCTTCTGAGCCGCCAATGCTTCGGCGTACTTTTCGACAGATTCAAACTGTTCCTGCGAAACAGGCGTCGGGGCGACGGGCAGTTCAGGTGCCTTAGTGCGCTCTCGATCCCAGGTTCTACGCTCTCTTGCGAGCCGTTTGCCAATCATCGCGTCCACTTCTTCTTGCGTGAACGTTTTGACCGTAGTTTGCTCTTCCGGCGTTGCTGCTGCTACTTCGGGGGCAGGCGCAGCCGTTGCGGCCTGTTCCGGCGCGGGGGTATCCGCTACAACTTCAGGAGTATTTTCCATGTCTACTCAGTGTGAGTGCCTGGTGAACCGCACCAGTACGGGTGTAAATTTATACAGTAGTCTCAGCCGGTGTCAAGCTACTTTGCGCTTGCACTTGCTCACGCAACTTCTGCCACAGCGCCACGGACATTTCCAGCGGCAACTTGCCCAGCCCCATCGCAATGATGTTGGCTTCTTCAATCGTGATCGTGATGGTGAACTCTTGCATGTTAGGCAGCCCAAGGAAGCGGGGGCGACACCACCACGGGGTTCTTCTGCAACTCGATCTGCTGTTGCACTGCCGCTTCCGTTCCGGCCTTGTCAACCCCATTCGCCCAGATCCAGTTCAGCACTTCTTCTTGCGTCAGGTCGGCGTAAGCGATGAAGTTGGCGGGATCAGGCGCGGGTAGAGAGCAGGTGGAGTAGACAGAAGCGGAATAACCGTCTTCGGTCGCGGAGACTCTCCAGTGGACGTTATAGACGACATCAGAGAGGTTGTCTTCTGAGACTTTGCAGTCGAGATTTGAGACCTGCCAATCCATGATTAGGCTCCTTGTTCAAGTTGCGCTACGCGAGCGCGAAGGGATTGAAGTTCAGCAACAATATTGGCAATGAACTCGGCAGAACCGTATTCCATCGCTTGCATGATCGGTTTGCCTTCTTCGTCTACAGCGTCTTTTTCGCCGACAACGGTTCCGGGGCTGACTTCTGCAACTTCGT